AAAGTTGTTTCTCAACTTCCTTTGCTATATCCAGCTCTTTGAGAGCATGGACTTCCTCTGTGACCAATTCTTTATCTGAGTCTTCAATTTCAATATAAGTATCTCTGTCACTTGGGAAGATATATCCTCCAACTGAGATTTCTACTCGGTATTTTCCGCTTGGTAGAATACTGTCTAAATTGAAATTGACAGAATGGCTAGTGACGGGAGCAGTTGTCTTCCACCTGCGTTGTCCCTTTGTTAGAGTAACAACCGCATCTTGACCTTCAAACAAGGTCATGACACGGTAATTTTCATCTAACAATTCAAATCCAAAAGTAGAAGACAAATCCCCTTGTTTAATAAGGTCGCCACCATCAATTCGAGCCAAATTGGTTGTATTAACTCTGCGGTTGTTACAACCCATTCTACGCCCCTTTCTAATCATCTATTAAGATGCCTTCTTTGATATCCAATTTTTCAAAATCGCTGAATAAACGGTCTATGTAGCCGTTACCTCCTAGAGTTTTATAGCTTTTGTGCATGCTTTCTACTAGTGAGAATTCATCTCTAGAGGTATATCCTCTGTTAATAGCCCGTCGCATATCACGGTCAAGGCGCAACTTCATGGTATTTAGATGCGCCTCATCGTGAATTTTTAATTTTTCTTGCACTTCGTCGATTTTGGAATTGCTATCTTTAGCGGTAGTCTGGACATCTTTAATCTGTTTCTTAACATCGGTTAGTTCCGAAACGATTTTCTCCGTCTCTTCTTTGGCTTTTTTCGGCAACCGATAGCTTATCCAAGCAATGATTGTTGGAGTTAGCACTGGCATTACGCTAGTTAAAAAGTGTTCTATTTTCTCAAAGACGTCCATACTCACCTCTCTAGTTCGCCAAATTGCTCAAGCCAAGGCGTTCCAATTCTTTACGCACACGGTCTCGGAAGCGTTTGTTGACAAATGAAAAGTCAATCGCTCCACGTTTCAGCAGGTTAATGTACATGTCAATTTTAGCTTGGTCTAATGTAATTTTACTCATTGTTGCTACCTCCATTGTTTTCACTAGCGCTCGCTTCGCTTGTCGGTGTAGGAATTTCATGTTCTGTCTCGCTTTCTGTTGGTTGTTCTACTGCTGGTGCAGGTTGGATAGGCGCTTCTGCTACTGGTTGTTCAGTAGTTGGTTGCGCTGGTGCTGGTTCAGATACGACCACGTTCGGGACTCCGTTTGTAGACACTTCTGTAGCCGGTTGTGGTTCCGGTTGAACCGGTGGAGTTACCGGAGCTGGTTCAACAGGGTGTGTTTCTGTTTCTGCAACGTGATGTGTTTCCTCATGCCCCTCTGCTTCGTCCTCATGCTCATGATCAATACCATTGTGTTTCTCAAGCACTTCCAAGCGTGCAAAGATTTCCTCGATATCGTCAGTATTATGCAAGCTGACCTTCTGCATACCTTCCATGAGCTGGTTGGCTTGTTCAAGTGCTGCAGTTGTTTTAGCCAATTGTTCTTGGTTCTTAACAATGGCGCTTGTAGGGTCTAACTCAGTTCGTAGAATCTCTTTGACTGCTTCAATGAGCGTTTCGTCTGTATCACCCAAGCGGTCACCCTCTAACTCACGAGTGAAAAAAGTTAACGGCTTGTCACATTGAATAGAGACTTCCGTCTTGCCAACTCTAAAAAATTTATTTACTAATACAAATTCCATGTTAATTTTCTCCTTTTAAATATAAATATCTATTGTTCCAGAATGATAGCGTTGTTTGAAATCCGAAGCTTCTTGGTTGCTATTAAACTTGATATACAAATCTTTTTTTTGTTGATAATTACTCTGTCCTGAGTGCATTCCGTACACATAAGCTTGTTTTGCATAAAAAACCTCTATTCCATAACCACTATGAGTAATGATTTTAAGTTTTCTGTCGCCACTGTCAAAAGTTTCATCTGCTGAAATGCCTGAACCTCCAGAAACAACAACTGTATCATTTGAATATTCATAAGACTTAGCATAACCCGTATTACTAAAACGTTTTAAAAATCGCCATTTTTGCCACACTAACTTACTTCCAACATATCGTTCTATAATCTCATGTCCTCCGACATAAATGCCTTCTCTTGTAGTCATAAAATCACCTACTCATACACATCATAGATTGTGTTCGAGTCTTTCGCCCCGATTGCATCATACTGCGATTTAGAACCGAACCAATACTTCATTTGCTGATTTCCATTTTGGTTAATCAGCTTGTGGGCAACTACTTCGGACGGTGTACTTGGAATCCCTAGTGCAGACCTGTTGACTCGTAAAACGCCCGAACTATCGACTGTAATCGTTGAGTTATCAGGTCGCACCACACCAGCCTGCCCACTAGTTGCAGTCTTAGCTTTCAACACACCATTTGAAACCTCAGTCGTCTGATTATCAGGTCTGACAATCCCATTTGAGTTTGACGTAGCTACTGACACATTGCTACTCATTCCATTTTTTAATGTCTGCACAGATACTTTCTTCAACCCACGGCCATCATGAATCATGATGTTGTCCGAGTCATTAACCTGATATGTTTGTGGTAAGTCAGTTACTTTTCGTGTCTGTGTACTAATTACTGCCATATTATCCCTCCATTCTATATTTCCAATCTGCGACAATCACACGGCCATTTTCATCAGCAAGCAAGGTATGCTCTGTACCATCTTCCGTACGAATCGGTGCAGTGAAGTCGTTCTGCAAGAACATATACTCAATAGCGTTTAGTCTATCTTCCTGTTCCTGGAATTCACGCTTTAAAGCCTCTACAGACTCATAACTTGCTTGTCTAATGTTGTCTACGTTACCAAGACCAACTTGTTGCTTCGTAACGCTATGTGGATTGTTGCGATTGTTTAGGTGATTTTGAAAATCAACTTTACTTGCTTGTTCGACGTTTGCGACATTTCCTAGGCCCACTTGTTGTTTCGTTACATTGTGTGGGTTGTTTCGGTTGTTGATGTGACCAGTTAGGTCAACCTTTTCAGCCTTACTTCTAGTGAACTCGTCAATCTTTTCAGGCAGACCGTCGATATCTGCTACCCTGTGCCTGTGACTTAAGTCGGCTTTGTTTTCCCATCGTTGCGCATCTTCAGCGCCAATGATATCTCTTGACCGCCAAATTTTAACCATCTGTTAGCACCTCCAGTCTATATTTGAATCGTGTTGTTGTTTCAATAGGAACGTATACATCAATGACAGACTGTGGTACATTTGAAGCGTCTAACAACTCAATCTTATTGATTTCTCTGATTGAGTCTGGTACCAAGAAATCAATCAAAACAAAACGTTGCTCTCGTTGTTTCTGTATCGTCACAATCTGATTGTCATTCAATCTTGCTTTGTTGATTTTAGCTAGTACGGTTTCTGTAACTGTATTTAGTAACGTTTCTTTAATCATTGAATAAAACCTCCTCTTGTGGCCCTTCGTATTCAAAAGGTGTCACTCCTACAACTGCATAACCTGCTCTAGCGAAATCTACCGACGTCTTGAATAACCGTTCTTTCAGCTTGACTCGTTCTGTTACTGTTGGGATATGCGTATACCCCATATTTGCTGGTTTGATTGCATTGACAAAGATAACTGACTCTCTAAAAAGTCCACTCGTTTCTGCTCCTGACTCAATCAGTAAGACCTGATTAGCGAAATCTACTGAAGCCTTGTACTTTCCTTTTCCGAAAAGGTCGTCTAATTTGCGAATTAAAAACCACCATGAAAATGGTGGTCTCATATTGATCCGCAACAAAACACGCTCTCTTCTCCACTCCAACGTATCATCGGCATGAGCAACAATACCGTAGACTTCTTCAAATTTCGTCAAGGTAGGGACGTCACAATGCATAATAAACTGGTTCTTGATGAACTGCTCTAACGAGACAGTCCCGTCTTTAAACAGAGCGTTTTCCACCCGAATCAGTTCTTTCATATCCTTGACGCCCTCGTAGTAGTCTGGAACGTATTCAGATAAGTTTACTTCTTTTACCATTAAACCATCCTCACTGTTCCTTTATACGGCAATTGTTGTAATTGCCCTGTGAAAACAAGCGACAAATCAGCTTCACGGTTGTTCAGTTTCATCTTATCTACGTTTGCGATACCTGTAATGGTCAGTAGCTTAGCCATTAACTGAGAGCGATATATTTTCATACTGTAAGTGTTAACATCTGAGTATTGCGCCCAGTTCTTTCTCAAATCTAAGAAATACTGGTCTAGTGTCTTGTCTACCAGTTCTTTCACTTGATTTAGCTGATATCCTGTCATCAACTCAAGTTTAAACTCAATATCAATCGGGAAGCGTGTCGCAGTCGTAACCGTCACACGATGATTGATAGGAGCAAGTCCAACACCTTTTCCAGTATATTCTAGTGGATCCAGAACATTTTGCACTTTCTTGATTGTCTCGGTAGATGCCAAGTTTAAGTCGTTGTCTAAAACAACCACTTTAACCGTTCCTGAGCCATTCCAAACTGGATAAACCTGAACTGCGCCAACACCGTCAATTTCACGGACACGCTGAACGTACTCGATGAAGTTACCGCCAAACGGCTTCTCATTGACGTAAATCAAGAAACGCTTCCGCAATTCATCGTCAGTTTCTTCATCTTGGCCAGATGTAACAATTTCCCCTAAGACTGCAGTAGCTAGGTTTCTGTAGTTCTCCAAGGGCAAGATATTGCCATAGTAGCGATTTCCTACAACGCCAGTCGTCTCACACTCTACTTCATACTTACCAGCTACATTAGTTGCACGAACTACCTTGTAGATAAGTGCAGCATCGTCAATTGTCGCAAAACGAGAACCCAAAGCGATTTGCACGCCTTCTTTTCTCTCGTTTTTAAACTCCGCAAAGCGTACCGCTTTTTTTGACGGATAACGATGGAGTCCAAACTCTTCCACCTTGTAGTCTAGATATTGGCCAATAGCAGTCTGTGGAAATGTATCTAGCAGTAGATTTTTTAACTGCAAATAAAAACCAGCTAACTCGTAACAAGCAGGCGCCAATGCGTCATAGATGATAGAACCTTCCCGTGTATCAATATTTTCATTGACACGAGAAAGAGCGTCATTCATCAGATAATCAAATGTATATTTTTCTAAGAAATCACCTATCATTAATCAGCGTCACCTCCTTTTCAACTTTAAATAAACCGGATATAGTATGGACTTCAAAGACACAAAGCAAGCTGTCCTTGGTTTGTTGCTCGATGAAGAAATTTTGGACACTTTTAATTCTTGTATCGACTAACAAGGCTTGAGAGATTGTTCTCTCAAGGTCAGCTTTTACAAAATCATAAGGCTTTCCAATCAAGCGCTCCAATTCTACTCCGTAGTTCGAAGAGTAAATAACCCACTCAAACCGTTCTGTAAGCAAAATCTTTTCAACAGCTTGCCTCATGGCTTCTAATCCATCTATATATCCGTGTATTCTGCCATTTTTCACTTGATAAGTGTAGGATGGCAAAACAACTTCTTCAATGTTTCGTATATCTACCATCTTCACTCCATCCTTTGTAAAACGTAGTATAATTGCCCGTTCTGGGCTTTAATCATTAAGACTTTGTCTCCTGCCTCAAGGTCACGAAAAACAATCCATCTCTTATTGTCCCCTTCAGTATCTCCAGTGCGTAATTCTTTAACCATTGGACTCAGGACTAAAAAGGACTCAGGGATTTCAAGTTTATTATTAACCTTGATTGTCAGAGGAGAAACAGATGTGACAGAACCAAAAACAATATCTGTTCTGTCTGTCCCATCATCTACTCCCTGCGCCAAAAGGCGTGCTAATAACTCTCCTGCCATTATTCCAGCGTCCTCAATTCTAAATCCATTGTATGCACCTTGTCCCATTTATGGGTACATTTAGAGATAATACCAAGGCTGTTCTTCTTAATCCCTTCAGACTCTAAATCAGCAAAATCCAGCACAACACTGTTGCCTGCACTGATTCCAAGATGCCCTAAGCAAGGAACTTTAAAAGTCTTTTTAGGATGATTTTTAGCTTTCAATAAGAGTTCAGCCTTCTGTTGAATCTGACTCTCATTCATTTTCTCATCCACTTTTTCGTGGTACTGTAACTTGCCCCAAAGAGCCACGTTTTTAGAGTCTTTAACGACGTAAACTTCACGCTTTTTGCTCTCCTTGTTGTCTTTAGTCAGCTTCACATAGTTGTAACTATCATCGATAGAGCCTTCATAGTCAAAGTCTGTAGCTACGCTATCATCACCAATCACTAAGTCAGTAATCAGCGAATTTAGCGCTACATGTTCAACTGTACCGAAGTTATCTCTGATGATGTACCACATGCCACCATGAATCAATGTTAAGTCCAAAGCGTTCTGGATCATCGCAAAATAAGTTTTCTTATCTTCGATTTTCTCCGGACACGTCCAGTTCCCCTCATCAACAACCTTGTACTCAAGTTCTGAAATTTCACAAATCTTACTAAAGATTTCATGGCTTTTAGAGGCTTCAAACACGATTGTGTCAGTGTTTTTCAGATACCTCATTCTGTCATAAGCAGTAACCGACCATTTCTTGGCTGATTTCCGCTTTTTCTTGAAAACTTTTCCGTAAAAAATGCCCTTATCATCCACCTTGAAGCGGATAACATCCCCAAAATTACAAGCTACTTGTGAGTCTATAATCATATCAAACTCAAGTTTTCCCGGCTGAAAATCAATGCTGGTTTCCCATTTGACACCTCCGACCAACTCAGTGATATCAAAGACTTTACCGTCATTCACATCTTGAATCAGAAATTCCATCATAGGACTTGCACCGAATCAGCAGTAACCCAACCACGCCAACCGCCATCCAGCATAGTAACGTGATAAGGATGCGACCCTTTCATATTGATATAATTGACAAGCCTAGTTGCGTTTGACTCAGTTTGACCTGGGCCTTCTCCGTAGCTATCTCTATGCAGCTGCCCATTAACGAGCACCTTTGCACCAATAGTCACTTCTTTCTTAGTCGAGGGGGCTTGTTCTTTCTGAGGCTGACTAGCTTTCTTCTCTTCTGATACCTTCTTTTCGATTTTTACAAACCGAGCCTTGGCCATCTTGTACTCTTTGAAAGTGATGTCGTAGTAAACATCCTCATGAATACCAGCTTTTCTTTGTTGCTCAAAACTCTCAACTGTCGCAAGCATATTGATACCCACGCCAGAGATAATCAAGCGACAAGGTTCTTTCCCATCCATGATTTTCTTTAAGAGTCGGACATAGGTTTCAGGCGTTCCTGATTTATTCAGGACATAAGAGCGGAAAGTGTCTCTAGGGAAGAATGAAGTGAAAGTAACCTCAGAGAGTTTAGGAAAACTCATCTGGGTTATTTCTCCTAGCGCAATACTCGTTGTGGACTCGTTATTGGCGCTATTCTTTGTTTTCAGCTCCTCTGGATTGACAGGAAGTTGTGTGACTTGACCTTTGTACTCTACAAAAATACCAATCGCCATTTCTTTCTACCTCCTACGCAATTCCTAGGTCGCTATCGACCAAACCGACAATCTTTTCTTCAATTCTGTCAACCAAATCGTCGATATCCTGTTCAGTAGCGCTATTTTTAGACTCATATTTAACACTAACTTGAGGTGTTAGAACTTGGTAATCAATGATGTACTTACGTTCTGCAACGTCACGCATCATCTTGATATCTTCGTCTTTCAATTTGACTTCATCCTCAATCTTACCGACATTACCAATGTTCTTTCCTTTACCTAGCTTGTCTCCAAGGCCTTTGCCACCGCCACCTTCCGGAGCACCTGCTCCTGCTGGTGTTTGGTTTGCTTGGTCAAATTTAGAAGCAAGTTCGTCTTGGCCTTTCATCTTATCAGCGAAGCCTTGCATAGCATCACCAATACCTTGACCAAAAGCCTTAGTACCACTAAAAGCATTACCAGCAGTTGAGAAAGGATTTTTCATCCCATCCCACAAACCGCCTGGAGTTATCATGTTAGCACGCATGCCGTCAAAAGATTCATAATCATCAGGAGCCTCTCCTGGATTAAACATCTCTCCCATCGCACGAATACCATTGGCAAAACTACCGTCATTAGACATGTAGCCCATTTCGCCAACTTTTCCTAGATTCACTCCTGGTATTTTATTTAAAGCGTCAATGATCCAGTTGATAGCTTTAATAGCTATATTGGCACCTGCTATAAAAGCATTACCGATAGATTGCGCTACATTGACTACCCCATCAACAAACGAAGCAAAATAATCTAATACAGTTCGAACAAGATTATAAAATAACTTTCTGATGGAATAAATCGGGTGCTTAAAGACATTTCTCAAAAACTCTGCAATAGCTACACCAATGTTATAAATGGCTATGAAGAAATTTACAATCGGTGCAATCATATACATGACAAGATTAATAACGAACATAATAATGTCATAAACAATCGTTCCGACAAAGACAAAGGCTGCAACGATAGCAGCTGCAACGTCTAAGAATGAAATCCCCATAGCGTTTAGAGCTGTAGCGATTAAGAGCGCGATCCCAATTACACCTATCAGTATCAGCATCAGCCAAGCCCAAGGAGCTCCTGCCATCAAACCTGCTACAAACATTGCTACACCTGCTATAAGAGCAACTGCTGCAAGAAGTATTAATGCAGTCATGACTATATTGATGTTCTCAGTCACCCAGTTCCAACCTGCAACAAAGAGATTAAAAAGCCATAAAGCTATCTGGCCAATCGCAAACATAGCGGTTTCTAAACCTGCCATGAAGTTCTGCCCAGCGGTACTGTTGATGAACTCTTGCCATGCTTGAATCAAAGGCTGAAATGCGTATGAAGCTACGTTGCCAATCTGAGTCATCATATCAGCAAAGGTCATCGGCATTTTCGCAAATTCAGCATTTGTTTCAACTGCTGAACCAAGCAAAGCGTTCTTAAGAGTATCTCCAGTCAATTGACCATCTTTAGCCATTTCCCTCAATTGTCCGACGCTGACACCAAGGTGTCTAGCTAGTTTTTGGGCAACAAGCGGAGCGTTCTCCATCATAGAGTTAAACTCATCACCACGAAGAACCCCTGAAGCAAGCGCCTGTGTGATTTGAAGCGTCCCTGCTTTTTGTTGCTCTAAACTGGCACCACCGATTTTATACAGCTTATTCAACTGTTCAGCGAATGCAATAGCTTCATCGTTGCTCTTAAAAGCTTCTCCAGCTTGTGAGCGTAGTTTAGCCACTGAGTCTGCCATGATACCGAAACCAGTCCTTGAGCGTTGTGCTGCTGCCATGATACTATCTTGTAATTCTTGGCCTGTTTTAGATCCGTCTTCTATCGTCTTAAGCCTTGCCATGGTCTGGATATACTCATCACCTGACTTAATCAGACCACTCATTAAATTGGCCATTTGCCTCAAGGCTTGAATAGCCACCATGAAATTCAAAACACGAGAAATAGAAGTCATTCGACCAAGCATAGAAGTAGCAACACCTAAACCACCAACAAGAGGACCAGGCGAAGGAAGTTTAGGAGCGATAGGTGTCGCCATTTTAGGCGCTACAGGGCTAGAAACTTTAGGTGCAGTTAAATTCTTAGGCATATCTGCTTTGACTTTAATCGTTGCAGTCTGTGTCATTTTTTTAACACGTCTGTCCAACTCGCCGAACTTAGCAATAGTCCTGTTAATCGTACTGTTAATTCGGTTTAAAGGGCTTGAGAAATTATCTCTAAGCGCCAGTGTTTGCATTAATGTAGTCATTTTCTACCGTCTCCTCCTTCCTCTACTTTTTCGTTCCATTTCTTTCTGTTCCTTTTCTTCTGCCTCTACTCGGATATCGATAAAGGCAAAAATCAAGGCTTTCTCACGTTTAGATAAGCTATCCAAAAAGGACGGAGTCCAGTTGAATTGATGCAAACAGTAGTAAGCATAACTCAACTCTGCGTCCCCGTCCTCTAGTCGTTTTTTGCTTCTTCAACAAGATCATTGATATCTTCATCAAATCCGTTAAGCGACTGGATTTCTTGCATCAGGGTAGCATATTCACCAATCTTCAACATAGCTTTCAAGGTTGCTGCTTCATCACCAACAGTACGATAAGACTCTTGTAGTTGAGCGTCTTTTAGGTCTGGCGTAACAACGCAGGCAGACATCAAAGAGTCAATGTACTTATCGTTGTTGAACTCAGGGATAGCAACACCTTGACGGTTTTTCTTCTTGATTGTCGCACGTTTTTTCAACGTATCGTTTAGACTTTCGTCAATACTACGAATGACAAAAGGAGATTTGAAACGCTTAAGGTGTACTTCCTTTGTTTCTTCCTGCTGAACGTTTTCTAATAAAAAGTCTGAAATTGCCATTTATCTGTCCTCTTTCTAACCTAATTTAGGCGCATTAAATTTTTCTAAGATATCCACATCTTCAAAAGTAAAGTTGACTTCTTCTTCCAAGAAATCTTCTTCAACTTTTAGTTGACCCATCACAACTTCATCAAGGTTACATTCACGCAAGATAGTTGTTTGGCGACCGATTGAACTTGTCGCATCGTCATTGGTCACTTGGATATCAAAGAATGTATCACGACCATTCTTCATGTAGTCCAACATCATTTCCTTGAATGTTGAAGTGACACCGTAGATGGTCATCTTACCTTCACCCTTGAAACCAGTCGCTTTTACTTGCGTACCACGTTTGTTAAGGGTGCGGACTTCTTCTTTGTTCTTCTTAACTGTTGCTTCAAGTTCCTTGATATAGAACATGAACTCATTTTTCCCGTCGATGTGAATAAAAGCGGTACCTTCCTGACCGCTGATTACGTCACGACCTTTTAAAAAAGCCATACTGTCTCCTTTCCTACTCTACTGTAACTGTCATGTACAGTTTTTCCATGCTGTCCACTGGTTTCACTTTAACGTTAACCACTACCGACTCTTTCAACTCACCACGTAGCACCTCGATGTCTTCCACTTTGAAGTCTTCGATAGCACCACGAGCCTCAAGGTCTTTGAAGTAGCGAATACGGTTCGCTTTGAACGCTTGACGTCCATCTTCGTTGTTGCTTACCTTTCCAAGGAAATACTCAGAGAAAGCATAACGAGTATCGTTCACGATATCGTCCAAGGTGCGCAAGATACGGTTCTTACGGAAGTCTTGGTTCTTCTCAATCGTGAAGCTAACGTGTGAGTTAATGTCTTGTTCGACTACTGCACGACCACGACGAGCAGTGAAGACAAACTGCCCTTTCAAGAGCGCATCTTCTGTCTCTGTATGGCTCAAACGACCCACAACATCAACAGAGTCTTCATACTTCTCATAAGTCAATGATTTCTCAACGCCAGCATTTGCGCTTGCAGCTGCAACCCAAACAGTCGCTTTCGTCTTATCAATAACCGTCTTATCAGACAAGATAACGCCATTTTTAACGTTGATTACTGCTTCACTGTCTGCGTCTGAGTCCGCAACAACCAATTGAGCACCAAGCCCTTCGTCTTCACGCATACGTTTGATGAAGTTGATAGCTGCCTTCTTGATAGAAGCGTCTTCCACTGGCAAGGCCATATAGTTAAATTCAACTGTTTCAAGCGCCTTGAAGTATTCTGAGTAGTCTTGGGTTGAGACTGCACCGTCAGTACCGCCAGTCAATTTAGCACCAGCCACTGCTTGCAGTTCGCCAGTTCCTGAAAATTCAACTAGATCATTGTTTTTCAAATCAGCCAAGACTTTTACAGTTTGCGAGTCCATAACAACAGTATCAAGGAATGTGACGACATCAAATGAACTTGGGTCGTCTACGTTTGTTTTGACCGTTACTGTAATGTCATTCCCACGGACACCGCTATATTTAGCTTGAGCCGTTACGTTGTCTGCAAGGCTTACGTTTGCTTTTTCGCCTGTATTTAGACGATAAAGCAAGACTTCACTAACACGCTTGAATGCTTCATTTAGCAACAATAGTTGTGGGCTTTCTTGCTCATAACCTAGCTTCTTAAATAGGTCTTCACCACGTCGGATTTTCATCAATTTCTTTGATTGACCGAAACTGAGTGCCAACGGTACTGTTACAACACCATCACCACCAAGACGTGTCATTGCAATGTCTTTTGATTTGACGTTGATGTAAGCACCTGGTCTTACTTTATTTTGGCGTTTCCAAATTCCACCTGCCATTACTTAATCTTCCTTCCTAGTTCGTATTCTAGTTTTACTCGTGCTTCTTCCAAACTATAAGACTCTTCTGGGTCTAAAATAGCCCCCAAGATGTCTTTTTCTCCGTTGGTAAAAGCGCTACTTTCCAAAATGTCCGCAGTAGGGAACACAATTCCGTCTACATTATCCATCTTTTACCTCTTCTTTCACTTTCAATTCACGTTGTTTGATATCTTCCTCTTCTAACTTCAAGCGTGTGCTTGCGTTAAAAATACAGTGCAGAACATTGTCAACCACTTCATACTGGCGGTCAAATAAATGAATCGTCGGCAAGTGTAAGAGTTTATAACTCAATTCTTCCTGCATTGCTAAACACTCGCTACGCTTTTTCTTAGGAGGAAAATAAGACAAATCCACTTTAGAACGTACTTTCACATATTTATTGGCCTCTGGAGTGTACTTAGTATCAACCACATGGATAAAAAAACAAGGCTCTTTAAAACCTTGCTCTACTTCATCCAGATAAATCCTGATGTCTGGATATAACCCCTTGATGTGACTAACCAGCTCCTCGATCAACCGAAAGCCTTTATTTGCCATTTCCTAACACTACCTTTCTCATAAAGCCATCGTACTTATCACGGACACGCTTCTCCATATCGCTTTTAGTATCTTCAACCGTTTTATGAAGAAAAAACTGCCCTGGAACAAAGCCACCATTGACTGTCTTATGCCCGTACTCAACGTGTGGGGCATAGTAGACCTTGTTATAAACTTTCTGCTTATAAGTCCGTCCAGATACTTCAATACGGCTTTTGGACCAGCTTTTTTGCAAGGTTCCGCCTTGTTTGCCATGAGCACTTGCCCAAAATTTGACGTGTTTGCCATCTTTGGTTGTGAACTCCACCCAATGATCCGTGTAAACACCGACAGGCGTTCTCTCTTTCACTTTGGAATTTAGTTCTGTACCTTCATAATTCAAGGTCTGTCTCATAAATCGGTCTACTTTCGCATGATTCGCATTCTTGTTGAAGTTGTTAGCAAACTTAGCAAAACTACGATAATCAAAACTGCCACTCATGACTTGCCCTCTAGCTTTATAGCAATTTCTTGATGTGACCAATACTGACCAATAGGCACATTAGAACGTGTAAACACTTTAACGTGCCCATTTCTATCAGTCACCTCAATCTTGCAACCTGCAGGAATATCATAGACAACGGAGCAAAAGAGTTTCATATCATAGCCGTTGGCTTGATAGTCGCTCCCGTTTGTTGAACTATTGCTCATTTGCGAAATCCTGCAAGGAATGTCCTCTAATAGCACGCTTTCTGACATACTGGTCAAACCGTCTATCTCTTGCTCTGTATAACCTTTAACCGTCATTTTACAGTCGTACAAGCAATCAAAGACTGTCTTAGCATATTCGGTCATAGTAGCTTCCTGAAACGATTCAACTGACGCTTGTAGCGCTCAAGTGATGACGGCACTTGTTTCATTCGTTGAATCATTTCATAAGGACTAACCTTCTCGATTGTCGTATCACCCATTTTGATACTCTTAACCGAAAAGTCGTCTGCGTCAGCTTTTTCAGCAAGAACGCTTTGCTCCTTGACCTTGTCCAGTAAGTCGTTGGTCATGTCTATCCATACGTTCTCTAAACGTCCAGGCACACTGTCTTGGTGAATATAATTCAAAATCTCATTTTCTGCTTGGGTCAAAGCGTAGTGAAGAACTTCCATGTCATTGAAATAATTATCCTGACGCATTTTACGAACGCATGAGATCAAGTACATTGTGTTGTCTTGTTTCAATTCTTGAATCATATTCTGTCACCCAATCTATTTGCCGATCTTGTGTTTCAAAGCGATAATACCGATGTTCTTAGGCTCGTAAACACGTTTCCAGTTCTTGAATTTAGCCAAGTCAGCGTTTGATGGAGTGATGTTTCCAGCATCCACTTCTGCACCAGTCCATTTCACACCGTAAGGGTGCATAACAAGGGCACGACGAGTGTAGATCATATCGTTACCTTTAGCAGCTTCACGAGAAGTTTCAAACGTAGTCAATCCTGACGGATTTCCTGTGTTAAGACCGATTGAACCAGTACGGAATAGATATGAAGTATAAACATCTCCTGCTGGTGCAATACCATCATCGATAATGACACGGTAGCCAAGGTAGGTTGGAATGTTGATAGTCGCAGTTGTTGGCTGGATGTATTGAATCAAGTTATCTTTTTGTAGTTTTGTATAAACCGCTGAGTGCATAGCAATCGCAGTAACTTGATCAGCAGAATCTCCAAGCAATTGTTTGGCGTCAAGTACCATAGCTGCATCGATACCAGTAGACGCTTTTGATTGGTCTGATACGTGAGTTTCTTCAAGCGCACCTTTCTCACCACCTGTTCCAGTAGCAAAGATACCATTCAAGGTAGCGATCAAGGCTTTTTGGTCTTCACGTAGCCAATAAGCACCGATACGGTTCAAGATAGCACGTACTGGGTCAGAACCAGCTACAATACCAGTCAATTCGTTGGCAGCCCAACCACGTCCACGATAAAGAACGCAGGCAATGTCTGCTCCAGCAGTAATTTTCCCAGTTTCTAGGGCTTTGTCGCCATTTCCGAGAACCTCAGAATCACCAGTAAGGTCATTCCAGAAAGGCATGTTGACCAAAAGACCACCAGATGTAATGTTTTTAGAGACACGCTCATCTGATACTGCGATACCACTTTGAACGAAAGCAGATTTAGCAGCCGTGTACTGTTGCATGTAGGCATTGTACTGTTGAGGTGTAATCGTGTCTAGAATTTTTGTAATTTCATTAGCCATTAGTTATTTTCTCCTTGTTGTTCTAAAAATTGAGTTAGGTTGACGTCGGGATTGCTCATAGCAGTTTCCCAATTCCCTAAATTAGCACCTTGCCCATCGCCTTGATTTGGCGTATATTGGGCTTGTTTCTCCCCGTTAAAGAGATATGGACTCTTAGCACGCTGAGCCTCGATTTGCTCAGTTAAGCCAATCAATTTGCCATCTTTTACAGAGATTTCATCTTTGTTTAAGATTTTCTCAAAAATATCTGCGTCTCGAACGCCAGCTTTTGTCAATTCAGCATCGATTAAGCGAGATTTGTTCTCATCTGCTAGTTTCATCTCAAGCGCTTCTGTATCTTGTTTGTACTTGGCTTGTAAGTCTTCTAACTTTTGCTGAATATCTTCAACATCTGCGCCTTTTTTCTTCAAATCATTCAAGTCTTTGTCACGTTGTGTCAGCTGTCCACGCACGCTCTCCAATTCGCTTTCTTTACTTGCCACATCATCCTTTAATTTTTGGACAGAAGCACCATACAAAGCGAAGACTTGAGAAATTTGGTCTTCAGTTAAGCCGATGTTTGCCAGTTGTTCTTTTTTCATTTTGAAAATCCTTTCCTCTACGCTAGGCTTTTTAGGTGTTCTCCATCACCAGACGCTCCGCTTTTGTTAGGACTACGGACTTGTCCAATGTTTGAACCTTTTAACGCCATGCCCAGGGCGAAAAGAAAACCGTACGGAATTCCATACGGTTAGGTTATTATTTAACTTCTTTGATAACTTGTTTTACAAACGCTATGATAAACAGCATCAAGAACAAAAATACCAACCACCCGAAAGCGATTGATACCCAATCCCAGATAAACATGTCTTTACTCCTTTTAATGTTACAATCAATCAACTTCATACGATAATGAAGAAATGTCGGTTAATATTTTAGGTAGTAACTCAATCACACTTAAAGTATCCGTCCCATGGATATTTAACTCTAATTTCACTGTCGCTGAGTCATTTTTGCTTGATCCTAAAAATTCTACGTTAGGTATCCCAATTCTTACTGTATCCATTTTCAATCCTTTCTGAGTACGAAAAAAGCACTTAGATTTCTCTAGGTGCTTATGCTATAATTTCCACTTCCTTGATTTCGTCCTCAAAGAGTTTAGTCCACCTGGTTCCAGAATTAACGGATAACCCATCAAGTTCTTCATCATAGACATCTTTGTCTTCGTAAAGAGCTACACCTTTAAATATCTGGCCATCAATATCGGTGATTCTGACAACCTTGTTATTAAATTTTCTAAGTTCCATCAGTCTCTCCTTTCGTGGTATGTTGGTATTAAGTGAACGCCAGTTTTGCTATATTTAATTGTCATAGCATTTATTTGCTTACCAGTATAAACATCAATTCCCAATGGCTTATCCTCAAACAAATGAACCTTTTCATTGCTGGTTCGAACGCCTTTTCTACTAGTTTCTAAAAATCCAGTCATTTTGTACTTATTGTACAAAGCATCGACATCCACATGATCATAAAAATAGCTTTTACCACTCAATGATGTTGATTGCATATGTCTAGCCTGTTTTTCCGGATTGATTTTATCCAGCCATGTGCCATTGTTGAACTTTTTCTGGATATTAACTACATGTTTTAAGTGTTTATATCCCTCAGCATCATTATACTTCAAATCATAGAAGCCTGCAAATGTTTTGGGCATATTTTGAGAGCCTAAAAGCTGCCTATAAGCTATGAACTGCTCCTTGGTTCTGCGGACTCTGTCCTTTTCCAATCGTTCAGCTTGTAGCTTGTCTTTGATGGCAGTCTGACCATACTTATCAAGCTGCTGCTTTCGCCAATCCTTGAAGGTCTGACCACTTTCAACCTCATAGCCTTTTCCTGTTTCAATATCTCTTGCATAGCGTTTCCCACCTTTTTCTAAGGCAGGAACCGTTGTACATCGACAGTGAGGGTGCATGGTCGGGTAATTTACACCTTTCTCTGCATCCTTAACAAGAAATACCTTACCATCCAACTCACCACAAATAGGACATGTGTGAACCTCTAAGGTCGCTAGATACCTGTACTTCTTGATATTGTCGTCTTGGTATTCATCTAATGTTGCCTGAGCCTGAATTCCGTTCGTTTCCGTCTGCAAAACAGTAACTGCACGATTACGAGCACGTTCGAACTCAATTGCTAGAAGCTTACTAGACTGGTCTATCGGATAGCCTCGGTTTAAATCATTGGTTACAAGCGACTCTACTCTACTAACCAATTCATCCATATTGCTGCCCCAAACACGCTCAGAGAACCGCTTACCTTTGAAGTTTTCGTTGATTGCCTTTTGAAGATACTCTTCTTCTAGACGCTCGGGCTTGAAATTCGGTTCTCTTTTGGTCTGCTTATGGTAGTTGTAAGCACGATTTAAGTAAGTTTCTTGGTAGGTTTGTTTGAGATGTGTTTCTATTCGCTTGTTGATTTTACCAGTCATTTCAGCGATATCCATCTCAACACCAGCAAACAAGGCATCTGCATTTGTTTTGACCTTTATTGACCTTGACCACTCTGTTAAATCAGGTTGTTTCTTAACAAAACCAGCAATCTCTTGCTTAGTTTTTAATTGGTCAGCCTTAGTCAGGGATAACAGATAAAATGGTAATGAGTCGCTACGATTTTTAGATACCCTCTCAAACGCCTCTAAACGCCCCGTAATGCGTTTTAGTGTTCGGTGGTATAAATTATCGATGTAGTCTATTATCTCGCTGAGGTCGTCAATCTGAGCCAGCTCATATAGCAATCTGTCTTTCTCTTCTCGGCTGAGGTCGTCAAGTGATTCGATAAAGGCAATTTTCTCTTCTTTATTCAGCTTCCGACTCATGCTCTAACTCTTCCATATCGTAGGCTTTTTCAGGGCGTTCCTCTTGTTCAGCTTTCTGCAAGCGCAGTTCATCCTGCCAATCTTCTACAATTGGATTTGATTTAGCTACGTTCTCTCTTGATGTGATAGTTGCAAGAGTAGAAACTACTTGAGCCATTTCTGTGTCGTTATTTATTGAGTTCCGTGTCCATGTTTGCTTGATTTTGAATTTGTCGGATAACCCTAGATGTTTCAAGATCATCTTAACGAGTGTGGCATATCCACTTCTGAACTGAGTTTCCATATTCCCAGCTTTTAACTCTAAAAGAGAGTAAAGGAACTTCAAAGCAACGCCTGAACTGTTCCCCAGCTTATCTGTTTCAGGGTTAACCCCTTGGCCACTGATAAAGATTTGTTTCTTAGTCCGCTCTAAAATCAGATTTCTGGCTTCAGTTGGAATGTCAATAGCAATAGTTGTAACTCCTGACTGGTCTCCCATACCGTCGTTGTCCATCTTAATCATCTTGTAGCGTTTCAAATCTTCAAGAAACTCTTGCTTGTCCTGCCCACCGTAGTTAGTAAGGACAAAGATAACCTCTTGAACATCGTCTGTATCATTGACAAATCCACTAAAAACCTTGTCGTAAACATCAACTAGATCTTTGATTGGTTTCAAGTCATTGGTCTCAATTTCGTTATTCCTGAACGGAATAAAAGGAACAAGACCAAAATCATGTTTGAAACTGTTGTCACTTGAGCGGTCGCCATTCATGGTATCAATAAAAGAGATTGCTTGGAATGTCTCTAATTCTTCCAGCGGCTTATTTTCTTCGTGACGATAGAAAGAGCACTCTTTGTCGTTCCAATATTCGTAAACAGTGTAATTTTTACCATCTGTTTCATCAATGCTAGAGTAAACTCGCAGTACCCCAATCAACTTCTTATCCAAAGACTTTGAGTAGATAGGTATCACTTCTTTTGAGTCCACGCAAGCATATCTAAACGAGTTGTCACTAGCGTCTTTCCAAACGTGAAGCCAAGCGATACCAGCATTTCCTGCATTCACACAAAGTTGCTTGCTGATACGTTCATAATCATCTCCTAAGACGTCTACAATCTTCTCATTAACGCTTTTATCGTCCACATCAAAGGTAGGCGGATAGGTCAACGCATAAGCCTTTTTCTGGTCAAGCAATAACTGGTGCCAGTTGTGACTAATACGGTTGTCAGCATTACGAAACGCATTATCTTCTGCTTTAGCTTCGTTCTCAGCTCCTTTTTTATCGGCAGGCTTACGCTTCCGTTTAATATCATTCTCGTTGCGATAGTATTTTTCAGCTTCAGCTGCTTGTGAGACAAACTTTCCATGTTTGACCATCTGCGACGAGATTATTTTTTTAATTACTTCTATTTCCAAACAGTCATACCTCCTGACTTGAATAATACTGTATAGCAGAAATAACGCAGGGCGTCCATTGCGTGGTCGAACTGTTTGATAGGCTTGTCCTCGCCATTCGCAGAGGCTTTCTCGTCCCAGACATAAGCATGGAACTCTTTCAGCGTATTCACACAATTCTCATGTACTGCTATTTTCTCTTGGCCTAGCATAGACCCAACAAAACGAATGCCTTCAAGGACATTATTTCTAGCTTTTTTGATTTTATATCCTCGCTTCTTCAATTCAGCAATGAATGAAGCAGCAGACGGGTCAATAATAATACGTTCGATGTTCGTATCTCCTAGCCAAGCAGTTAGATCATCAGCATACTCAGCATTGGTCTTCTGTACGTTCTCGTCACGACCTGAGTAATAATATTCCCTTGTTAAGTAATACTTACCGTTGATATCTTTTTCCCACAAAAGAAAAACGGTCGCATTTTGCGTACCGTAGTCGACCGAAACATATTTGCCCGTCTTACTCATTTCTGGCAAGGTTGATACAACATGCTTATCCTTACTGAACATATCGTAGACAATACCTTCTGCAACCGTCCAAAGGCCTTGGATATATCGCTGATAGAAAACACCTTGATATTGACTTCTATAACGCTTCTTGATGTTCTCTGAAAGAGAAAGGTTGTCGTCCATATCAAAATGCAGATAAAGCATATTTTTTGTTTCTGCTTTGTCTATCCAGTTAACTTTAAACCAATGATAAGGCCCGTCTGGGTTGCAGTTGAACCACCACTTAGAGCCTGTCACAGAGCACCGCCCTGTGCCCTGGTTAACAAACGACTCAGGCATAAGCGCTACTTCATCAAAAAAGATACCTGCCAGCGTTAAACCTTGAATAAGATCCTGTGAACTCTCGTCCTTACCGCCAAAGATATAAAAATCATTCGACACGTCGCCTTTTGTGATTTCTATCAAGTTATCCGTCCGATGATAGACGTAGCTAAAACCTCTTGACTGTATCATAACCAACAACAGTTTCAGGACGTTACGATTGAAAGAGCCGATTGTCTTTCCGCACATCGCAAAGTTCTGATGGTTGAATGATGTCATCGCCCAGATAACGAAAGCTAGACTCATAGAGACAGTCTTGCCAGAACGGATAGCACCATCAGCAATAATGCCTTCTGACTCATGAACTGGAGAGTTCCAAAGCCACCAAGTCAGCACTTTCTTCTGCTTTTTGCTAAAGGGTTGAAATTTGAATGTATTGGTTTGCATTCTTAATCTTGCCAAGTTTCTTCAACCACCCCTTCTAGAGATTTAATAAAGCCATCGTCATGAACGTTCTCAGACTCATTGTCAGGTAGTTTAGATTTCAGAATCTCAATTCTCAATCTCTGTTCCTCTGTAGCAAGGCTTGAGCGAGTCATTTCATCATATGTTTTAATCATATTTCTAAGTTCTGACTGTATTCTTGCAATGGCAGCTAAGGCCTTACCTTGTTTATCCCAAGCAGTGTGAACTTCATAGCTTGCTCCGCCTTTTGCCGTGCTTGCAATAAGCACAGTAGTAGTATCCTCAACGTCCTGAACGTACAGAATGCGCTGGGCATGTAGCAGATTAGCATAGGTCAACGTGATGTTTTCCCAAAGAATGTCGATAGGCTGTTTTCCTGAAAGCTCTTGCGCTATCTCATATACCTCTTGAGGTAGATTCTTAGCAAACAGACCGTGTTTAAGGGCGTTTTGATTACCTATACTTCCGCCTTTGCTGTTTTTATTGCCTTTCGGAGCTCCCCGTTTCCTTTTTGTAGTACTACATTCATCTTTTGAAGTACTACAATCACTCCATTTATCTCTTAACTTCCAAACTGAGATAGTTTTTTCAGGCACGCCCAACATGTCACCAATCTTACGGTTAGTGATGTTTCCGTTATTCTGCTTATAAATCTCAAAAGCTTTATCTCGGTTTGGGTCTCGTGCTCTGCCCAACCTATTACCTCCTATTTGTCCGTTTTGTAAATCAAAAAAAGCCACTCAAAGAGTGACTGTATGCGGTAAGTGGGTGCCTCCCCCACCAGATCCTTATATAGCGCTACTTTATCTCTGTCCTACAGGTTAATCAGCCTAAATCTAATTACCGCCCTGTACCCCTATTGTGATAGCTACTCACAGAGATACAATTGGAACGACAGGAGTCGAACCTGCCTACGTTTCAGACCCTTTATAGTCATATCGCTCCACCAACTGAGCTACGTTCCAACTGCAAGGCGACTACTACCTTGCGTGTTGCCTACTGCCTACCCCATTCTGGGACACAAATACTCAAACGGCGATGCCCGGAATCGAACCAAGGGAAACATAGGAGAGAAACCACTTGCCTGTCACCGCCAAAACGAGACCGAAGCCTCGGAAAAATATAATAAAGTATAAAGGAGACGTCAATTGACCTATCACTTGACAATACTATTTTACCATGTAAAATAAGCCATTTCCTAGCAATTTACTTGCAAATATCTCCCAAAATTTTACGAAAGACAATCAGCTTACCTTTTCGATAGGCTTCCGCAAATTCCAAAGCGCCTCTGCTAAGCATGCGGTAGAACTCACTTTCAGAATAGCCTAAGTCCATATAGATAGCCTTGTCTGATAATTGGATTTTCATATCCATGTACTTCTTTGCTATAACCTGCCGAACGTATGGATCCATAATGCAGTTCACAGCTCTCTCGATTTCCAAAACCTCTGCCTCTGCATCCACATGTTCGATAACCATATTCTCAGTAGCTGTGTTCTTACCAGTTAATGTCTTTGGTTCAAATGAGTAGGTCGTTGTGATCTTAGGCAAATACTCAGCGCCTGCCATTCGGACATACGAGCGATAACTCTCTAGAACGTCATATACATTTTTTTTGGTAAATTGCACGTCAACTCTTTTTAATAACCTCACAACATCGCTCCTTTATGATATAATATTTTTATTGGGTATATCACAAAGGAGTCAGCTGTGCTGGCTTTTTTCTTGCCTTGCTCCCTTTTTAGGTGTATACTATATGTATACAAAATAAAGGAGAAACAAATGAATACTGTTAAAACTCGTAAGGTTGGGAACTCTGTCACTGTGACTATTCCGAAAACACTCAATGTTCCAGAAGGTCAGGAAATGTTTGTCTACAAGGGTGTAGATAATGTCATTGTCCTAGCTCCAAAAATTCCAGACCCATTTAGCGGCGATGCAGACCTACGCATGGAAGATGACTTTGAGGGGGTAAGATTCCTTGACAGCGAAATATGATTACATCCCAGAAAAACAGGACATCATCTGGATTGACTTTGACCCATCTGTTGGACGTGAGATTAAGAAACGCCGTCCTGCTATTGTCGTCTCGCGTAGAGAATATGCGGAGCGGACGGGATTTGTTGCTGTATGCCCTATTACACACGGTCAAAGCAGACTCGAAGAGCAAGGCCTGCTCGTTCCTGTGCGTTCCAATAAGGTAGATGGCTCTGTCAATCCACTCCAACTCTATACTTTTGACTTTAGAGAGCGCAAGGCTCAAAAAATCACAACCATGGATACAACCAGTTTTCAGAAGGTTGTCCAACTCTACAATTTCATCTTCGAAGCCTAGTCCTTATGGATTGGGCTTTTTTAGTCATGCTCCATCTCCTCGATAAGCCAGTCAAGATTCTTACGGGCTTTCTTCAAGTCTTCCAGACCGTTTTTCTTCTAAAATCGAAGCATGTACTTGATTGCGTTACCCCAAAAGAAAGCAGACACTCCAGAAAGATCCCCAACGAAGTTATGCACAACCTCGATAGCCTCCAGACCGTTTGCGCCGATGTTTCAAAAATCTTATGCACATCCTTTTTTATCAGCAATGCCAGACCGACAATCACGACTGCGCAATCTCCGATACTATCCTTGGTCAGCTTCTCATTCTTCTTGAGATAGCCAGCACAGAGTTCACCAAACTCTTCACTAAGTTTTAATGACTGCTTGTCTAGTCGTCCACCGTTCTCTAAATCACGGTCAATAAACCATTGTTTTACATTTTCTATTGTGTTCATAGTAACACCTCATCCCCTACTCTAATCTTCTCATACTGCTCTTTCGTAACCACGAACACCCCGTAATCACGAATCGTAAGCGTGTACAACTTGCCATGCTGTCCTTTCGCGACGACCTTACCAAAAATCTCTGAGCCTGCATTATCCGCCTTGTAGATAACCATCGGGCGCTTTTCTTCCAAATCTCGAATCCTGTCCATCTGCCAGATGTTTAATCCAGCAGAGACGAGGATACATACTGTAATGAATCGTT